TGTACGCTCATTATGCGAAAGTTGAGTCAAAGGTTAGGTCAAAGACACCCTCGTCGGATGCCTCGTAAACATTGTAAGTAATCGTATTGGCGTAGGTATTGAAGCCTATCGTTGCGGTTTGTAGAAAAGCCAAGCCCGTTTCAACGACCGCCAAAGCAGCGGTAACCGTGCTATTGGTATCGTAAACTTCGTAACGATACGAGCCTGTTTCAAGCGACCCCACGGCAATCTGAAATTGGTCATAGCGGTTGGTATAGTTGGAAAGGTTGGCAGATTTCAGCAGGGTAAAATCGGTCGTGGTGTTCTTGGCAATGCTCGTAAGTCGCAAGATGTAGCGGTCCCCCGTGCTGGAACGCTCGGTCCAAGTAACCGTTATTGTGTTGGTCGTGTCAGGGTTCAGGTAAAGCATCTGCTTGTAAATGTGCGATGCCCCCGAATTTCACAATTTGCGCCCAATCTGCCTGTATAGTTCGGCTCGCTTCTTGGCGGTTTCGGTGACATTAAACCGTGATTTTATGTCCCTCGTGAGGTTGTCAGCCAACCCCTTGCGAAGGTCGGGGTCAAGGATTAGTTGTTTGATGTACTTGTACCAGTCTTTGGGTTTGTTGTAGGGAACGAGAAATCCGTTCTCTCCGTGCCGAATTACGTCGGTGTAAGGTATGGTTTCGGATGCGATGATGGCCTTGTTCATCCACCCTGCCTCGACCACCTTCAACTCGGACTTCAGTTTGTTGAACTTGGTGTCCCGGAGCGGTGCAAGGGTAACGTTCACGAAGTTGTAGCCACCGACATAGGAGTAGATGTCAGCAGCCTGAATGCGTCCGTAGTTCGGGTTGTTCCCTTGGTCGCTGATGATTTTCTCGTAGCCTTCATACACCGGGTTGTTGTCGTTCCACCCTCCGAGATAGAGGCGGTACTTGCCGTCCACGCTTGCGTCCCATCGTAGTTTCTGCATCCCCTCACGGAGCAGTTCCATGTCCTCTCCGTGCTGCGCACCACCGAACCATCCGAACTTGACGAGGTGCTTGTCGGGTTCTTCCTCCGGGTTGGGGATGAACTGCTGATAGGCTTCGTATGGCTCATTCTGCAAGATGCTCACATTCGCATTTAGAGGCCGTATGCGAGAGGCAAGATGCTCGGTGGTACAGGTAACCCAGTCAGCCAATTTGATGTGCTTACGGATGACCTCTGCGAGTTTGGTTTGGTGATAGTGGCGGTACATGATGTGGCCACTCTCAAGGACCCAATAATCGTCCAAATCAAGGATGACTTTGGCCCCGAATTGGGTGAGGGCCTTGTAAACATTTTCGACTTGCTCCATCGTCCCCTGACACCAAAGCCTGCTGAACAGGAACAGGTCAATAGACTTCAACCCCTCGTCGCTAATCGTGGTGATGTTCTCAACGCAGACGTAATCGAATTCCGGGTAGTTGTCGCCAAGGTAAGCGTTCGGCATTTCAAGGCGATAGAAACTGCAACCTGTTGGGTGAGCGTTGTAAACAATGCAAATCTTCATGGCCGTAAAAATAAGAAGGGCAGCCATTGCTGACTGCCCCTCTCAAACCTCAGATGATGAAAACCTGATGCGAAGATACTACGAACCGAGTATCTGCGTAGTCGATGGTGAAAAGACTGTGGATGCAATTGAGAACATCGGGTCGGGTTCCATCCCGGTAAGCGTCAACTCGTAGCCACTGCGGTCTCCGAAGGCAGTACCAGTTCCAGCGGTTCCAGCGGTTGCTTCCAAGCCGTTGGCAGAACCCAGCAACCAATAACGACTGTTGTTGTCTTGGACGATGACGATGACTCGGTTGCGGACCAGCAAGCGGAGTTCGTTGCGGACTGCGACTTGCAGTTTGTTAATCGTGAAGGTTACTTCGGGGGTGTAATAGACCGAGCCATTCTCGATGCTCGCATTCAAGGTTTCAGTCAAAGATGACGTAGCCTTGGTCAAGTCATACTCGTAGAACCCACCCGAAGCGTACCCCGTGAACCCTGTAACCGAACCCGAAAGGTTGGCATTGCAGGACCCTGTTGGGTTGAAGGATTGAACGTAGATTGTTTTGATGCCACCGACTGAATCTCGGCATCCAAGGGCGTAGCCAGTTGTTAAGGAGCAGGACATATGTGTATTTGGGGTTTAAGTTACAAGAGAACAAAAAGCAGGGGGAGGTTGCCCTCCCCCCTACACATTAGGCCAATCGGAAGTCTACAACCAAGTCTGGCCACGCTATTTGCACGCCTGCTTTGAAGGCTGCGATACTCCGGATTTCGTCGTTTTCGCGTGCATAAAAGATGGAAAACTGCTCTTCGTCGGACAGCAAATCGGTCGCGTAAACGAAGTTCCCGAGGTACGAAGAAACGATGCGGTTTGTTCCAGTCAAGCCGGGGACTGCAATGACACGGACGTTTGTGCCGGGATACATAATGTCCCCGTCAGCAAGGCCAGCCAAGTCGACTTGGTTATACAGGACGTTAGCGGTTGATTTGAACGCACCAATCAACGTACGGAAGTTGTCCCAACCGCAGAAGATTACGAGGTCAGTCTTGGTCAAGATGGCCTGTGGGATTTGGTTGTAGATGCCGTCGAAGATGGCGATTGCGTTGCCTGTGGTGATACCAACGGAGGCAGAAACCGCTCCTGTGTTACCGCTAATGGTTGAACCCGAAGCAGCGTTCAACAACTGGTTGACACCTGAAAAGTAGGTGTTGCCCTTCCAAATTGCGTTCTCCAACGCCTCGGCAATACGGAGAGCCTTCTGCTCGGCAAACGCCTGCTCAAAAGGAACGCCTTCGTACATTGAACCAGCGGTCAACTGGGTCTGCATCCAGTACTGCTCCAAGGCGCGAGGACACAAAGTTTCCATGACCTTCATACGGCCAACTGTTACGACACGCTGACTGAATGTGGTTGTGCCTGAACTTGTGTAACCGCAAGTATCACCGCCTTGCAGAACTGCATCGGTGTCCATGAGGTTCAACGCAGCAGCGAACTTAACACCAACTTGCTTGGTGAACAAAGATGCTGAACGAGCGGAGAATACCGCTTTGGTGATGAGAGGAAGCCTCTCTTGGTCGGTGTAGGCGTTTAGATTGCCAAAATTGTATGCCATTGTTAATGGGGGTTTAGGGGGTTAGTTTTTTTTGAGTGATTGAAGTGCTTGTGCGAGTGCGTTGAAGTTCTGCGATGCTTGAGCCTTACGCTGCTCAACGATTGCTGAACCGCTGGCCTTGGGGGCTTCGGCAGGGAGTTCGCTGACTTTTTCAACGATATCGGCCATGGTTTCAACTTGGCTTGCAAATGCGGACATCTTCTCTTTCATCTTTCCCATCTCGGCATAGGCAGCCTTGAGTTCTTCCATAATGCCAGCGAGGTGCTTGGCCACGATAGCCTCGACAACTTCGGGGGTCATGGCAGGATAAGCGTCCTTGATTTCCTCGGTAACCTCAACGGCCACTTCGGGAGTGATTTCAGCAGCAACGGGCAACGGCTCGATAACCGGGGTCGCTACTTCAGCAGCGATAACCTCAACGATTTTGCCTCCTTCGGTCTTGATAGTGCCAACGCCTTCAACGACGTGTTCGCCATCGGGAGCAGGGAGAGTTCCGTCCTCGGCAACGACGTAAACGGCAGTACCAGCGACTAAATCGCCATCCACACGGACAACCGTTCCGTCAACGAGTTTGTAGTCAGCAAAGGACTGCTTTTGCGTGCTGAATTTGCGGAGTTCAGTCCGCAGGGATTCGATTGCGTTTTTCAGGTTCATAGTTAGTGGGATTTGTAGGTGGGTTGGATATGTTGCAAAAAAGCGGTTAATTCATCGGCGAGGCCAGCGAGTGCGACCTCCAGTTCGGATTCGGTCTTGTCCATCCCGAACAGCCCTTCAACGGAGAAACCCCTGAACAGGTTGCGGTTGTCCCAAACTTCGTCGTTCTCTACCTTGAAGGAACCGAACCAAGAGCCGTCGGGTGTGTCCTCGTAGCCCTTCGGTGGCATGATACCACGCTCGGAGTCGGTGATGAAGGACTCGAACATAAACACGCCATCCAGTTCAGCGTTGTGGTAAGCGTTGACGTTGTGCTGGTTGCCTTGCTTGAAATACTTTTGCACGATTTTGCGGATGGTTGATTTGTCAAACACGACATAGTATTCGCCATAGGTTTCGTCCTTGCGAAAGATGGGAGTATCTGCAAGCATCAGCGGTCCAGTCAGCACTCTCCGTTCGCCTGTTTCGGTAAACTTTTGTGGTGTCTTTGCGAAGGCTTGGAATGGCCGTTCGATAGCGGGCATATCGGTCAGGGCCACGAATTGGACCCCTTCATCCACCTCGTCCACGGTCATCCTGTAAATGGGTAGTTCCATGCAGGTAAATGTGGTTAGGCTCCAAGAGTTGCAAATTCCTCAAGCCTCCTGACCC